CCTAAGATAACACAGCATTTTTCGGCATACTTAAATTTATTTAACCGTGAGCCTTTTATAGAAAATTCAGATGGATCTATAATTTTAGATAGTTTGTGTTATGATGCCTCAGTCACACTTAGAGTAAAATTGTTTATTAGATGCATTTGGGAACAAATGACTGAGAAATTTGAGGCGGATATGCTATTTGAGGTATATGAGTTTTTGTTTAGAAATCCGCAGCGTCATACTTCGGAATTGAAAGTAATGAAAGGACCATTGTTAAGTGTTGCAATGACTAGGTCTACAGATGGGGTGCTAGCCTCATGGACATCTGAGAAATTAGATGAATTTGTAGAAAAGGAAGTTGAATTCGCATATGATGAAGTAACCTATTTGAGGTTGAAAAAGGATGTAGATAAACAGTTAAAGGAAATGGAATTAAAAGGATTAGTACTTACTGCAAAGAGATATCATAAATTAATTTCTGATGATATAAATCCAAAGAACGTTGGAGATTTTTCAGCTCTATGGTTCCTAGAGGCCTTGTCTGGCATAATGAGGTCTAGTTATTCAACAACCGCACTGGCATCAATCGAAGAGGCGCGAGCTAATAATTTCTTCAAAGAAAAGAATATGATGACACCTTATATTTACCAGTTATGGTACCAGTTTTTCACAGGCTACCTTGATGATATTCCTGAGACTCAAGAAGAATTTGTACTGGAACTAATGACTGACTTAACAACTAGATCAGATGGATTAAATGACTATATTGAGCAAGATGGCCAGATGAAAGCGAATCCGGAGAGAGGAAAAGTGTTTATAGATTTAGGAGAAGGGCGAGGCGCAGTTTGGAAATTTAAAGATAAGACAATGACTTTCAGGTATCTGCTAGCGGATCCGGATAAACTATTTGATTTCGATCGAATGCAAAAATCATTAACTGACGCTGACCCAGGTAGACTATTTGCTAGATATGTACCCGCTAGGGATGTGCGCATGGTATATGGTGTTCCATTACATCGTTTTTGCACTGAGAGATTTACAAGACCTGCTGTTGAATTCTTGTCTAAAATTAAATTTCCTGATGCAATATTTGGATATGAGCAAACGCCTACCTCTACTTTAGCAATTGATACTGGAAGATATCTAACGGAAATGGGACATTATCTATATCTAACCGGACATCCTGAGCTAAGAAGACTTATACTATTAGCTGATTACTCCAATTTTGATCAGACTCAGTCCTACGTAAATTTTAGAGCAACAATGATTAAAGCTGCTGAAGATGTCAGAGACCAGAATAAAGAATTTTTAGAAACTCGAAAGTATAGTATATTAGGTGGTAAGACTATATTAGATTACATAATCGGTAACTGGGTCACTTTAAAAGATGCAAAATTTAAAGTATACACATCACGTTCTGAATACGAAATTCTGCCTACAGGTTGGACACTATCTGGTGAAAATGCAACATTAGTTATAAATACCATGACAAACATGGCGGTAGTTAGAGTGGTGTTAGACCTTATAAATGTTGCAGAAGTTAAGCTTAGCACCGGTACTTATAGTCTGTCAAAGTTCGTATCAATAGATAGTTTTAAACTACAGGGTGATGATCAAATTGCTATATTAAAATATATGCCGTTAGGCTTATCTAATAAAGACTATCTAGCTGTACAAGAAGCATTTCTTAGTACGCTAGATATAGCAACATCATCGGGTGGACTAAAAATATCAATAAATAAAACTGGGCTGAGGTTTGGCCACTTTGAGTTCTTAAAGAAAGCTGGTATGTTCGGATGGATAGTACCTCGGTACTGTCAAATATCGTTAGAAGAGCAAGAAACAATTAATAGAACATTAGATCCAATAGAGAGAATGAGAACTAGGCTGGGCCAGTTCAGAG